CGTGCGCGGGTGGATGAAGTATTTCTTTCCATCCCAATGACCGCGCTTGTATGCGTGTGAATAATTGGCTCCGGGGATGGAATGAGTATATCTATCTACGAGAGCTTTAAATAGCCGTGGATTATCGGTTTCTAATTTGGAAGTTAAAGTTTTAATAAAAATTTTCATTTTAGACTATTATTAATATAATAGGTAAAGGACTATAAAAATAATGAATAATGAAAACACAAAAAATGCGGAAAAGTTTGATTTTGATTCTTTGTTTAAAGAATTGAAGCCTTTGGAAGAAATTGAATTATCGCTTCCATCTAAAAGTAAATTTTATAAAGGTGCAAAAGTTTTCCTTCGCCCTATGACCTTTGAGGATGAAAAGGCGATTACAGTTGGTAAAAAAAATAGAGAAGATATTTTAAAAATTTTATTATCTAGGTGTTTAAAGGGTATAAATTCTAAAGATGTAGTTTTAATGGATAAACTTTACTTGTTAATGAAATTAAGAGAAATTTCTTATCAAGAAAAATATCCAACAGTTTTAGCTTGCCAGTCTTGTGCAAAACCAAATAATTTAATTTTTACTCTTGATGATTTAAATATTAAATATTTAGAGGATGACGCTGAAATAGAGCCTGAGATAGAGTTGCCTAAAACAAAAGTAAAGGTAAAAATAAAACATCCTAGACTTGAAGATGAAGTTTATCTTAATGATGAATTAAAAATTGTAGATAATATTTGGAGATTTATAGTTTCTATAAATGGAATAGAAGATCCTACTTTAATAACTAAATTCTTAAAAGATCCTAGAATCCCAATTCAAGATGTTCATACATTGATAGCCGCCATATTTAAATCCGATTACGGGGTAAGTATGTCCGTAAAATTTAATTGTGATTCTTGTAATTATCAAAACATAGATACTCTACCTCTGGGTTCCAATTTTTTTTCAGTGAGCTAGGTTCTCAATCATTTGAGGACCTAATGGATCAAGCATATGTTTTAGTAAAATTTATTTATTTTTCATATGCTGATGTAAAAACCATGACTTTAAAAGAAAGATATTCCTTTTTAGAAATATATAAAAAGGAGATGGAAAAGCTAAATAAGAATAAGAGGTAGTATATGCAAATAAATAATTATACGGTGATAGATCGACACAGCCGCCCCGGAGTTCTGCAAAAAGTTGCACTTAGAGCTTTTTTTGTAAATGATGGTGCATATCAGGACCCTTTTGAAATTAGTTCTGTCACTGTATTTAAGCTTTCTGACAATACTAGCCCAAGTACAATTTTAGATGTCGAACAGCTTATTGATACATCGGCTGCAAGTGCCGTGGTAAAGATGCATTTTAAAAACAATACATCTTACACCAGTAGTACCTCAGCTTTTAGCCCATCCAATTATACAGCAAATTCCACTGCTAGTGGAATTTATAAACTAGCTACAGGACAATACGCTGTCGTGTTAGCTCCGAATGTTTCTACAACATTTGCGGGGTCATCTTTTGTAAATAAAGCTAGCGGTGTCGGGGATTACATTGATGTTTGGACGATAAGATTTAGCCCAGATACTGATTTTAAAACCTATATTAATGAATTTACTTTACATGATGATACATTATTTACAACTACTCAACCATTACTAGTTACTGCTGCAAACAAACTCAGAACAAAACATATAAAATTAGGATCTAAAGTAGACCTAACTATAGGAACTGAATTTACAATAGGTAACAAAGATATTGATTCCGGGATAAAAAATATATTTAAAGATTCAGTCATTACAGATGCGAGCATTCAAATAGTTAAATTAAATGATGACTACACTTTACCTGCTAGAGTAACAGTAAGCTCTTTTGCAAATACTTCATCTTTAATTGATGTTACTTCTGATAGCACAATCATTTTTAATTGGGATACAAACGCATTGTACACTTTATCCTCTGTACAAAATGGAACTTTTGGACCTATTACTGGAGCGTATCAAGTTCAGGTTAAATTTAACTTACTAAATCAAACTATTCTTAGTGATTATATGAACTTGATACTTAGTTGAAATTATTCAATTCGTTTTGAATTTCGAACACCCGAGAATCATAATCTTGGGTGTTCTCTTTTACATATTGCAATAAGTTTATTCCTTTTACATGCATATCGTTCCAATCCTTGTACCGCTTGTCTGGGAAGCAATAGCTGATATCAAGGAATCGCTGGCAATTGACAGTTTGATGAAGTTTTTTCAAACCAGTCCTACCTGCATCATCATTGTCATACCCGACAATAATGCGACCTTGGAACCCAGCAAGTAATCTGGATTGGGTAACACTGATAGAACATCCTAGCGTTGCAGTGGCGTTTACACCCTGTAGTTGTAGAGAAATTGCGTCAGTTGGACCCTCGCAGATCACGACATACCTCTCCGAAAGGTCAAACGGGAAAAGATAACTCTTGCTCTTGAGTCCAAACTCGGATCCGGGGTTTAGATACTTTGGCTTCTGCCCAATTAAGGAACGAGCTTGGAAATAAACCAAATCATCATTTTTCCAGAATGGGATGATTACTCGTCCTTGGAACCGACCGGATGTTGCGACGAAAAAAGGATACTTATCATTAAGTATCTTTCTGTCACTCAGATAAAGATATGCTGCAATCTCAAGTTCGGATTCTGGTTGCGTGTTTTCCTTAACTGGAATAAAATTCTTCATTTCCTCTTGGATAGAGGTAGAGGGGGACTCAACTACAGAGGGGTAGATTGGCTGTCTACCCAAACTCCTAATTTTAATTTGATTTACAGCCTGCGTGTATGTGACACCCTCTAGATAACTATAGAGGAAGTAGAAGTTACCCTTCTCGCCCTTGCGGAAATCTTGCCACAGTCCTGTCTCCAAGTTAATAGAGAAATGTTGTCTCCTATCCGTTGGGTCTACGGGGGAGTTCATAATCATTTCCCTACCATTACTAGACAACTTATATTTTCCTGAGAATTTTGTGGTCAGGTAGTCTTTAATGTAGTTGGAGATATCAATGTTCATAAGCGAGATTTCACATTCTAAGCGTGATACTTACAAGCAGTGTGGGTGGAAGTTCTTATTGAAGTACTACGAGCGCATCCCTGAGACTAGCAACAATGCTGATGCCATGCAGTTCGGCTCGTACATTCATAAGATTTTTGAGCTTGGGGTTAAGGCTAAGACCTACGATGAGCTAGTTAAGATCGCTGAGGAACAGCGCCAGAACTATACCTTCAATGATAGCTACGAGAAGAAGGTTTTTATCTGCCTCAAGAATTTCCTCAGGTTTAATGCAACGCTAGAGGAAACAATAGGAACCGAATTAGATTTTAAGGTAGGGTTGATAGAGGGTACAGATCAGCGAGTAGTCATTGACCGGGTTATAAAATCAAAGCAAGGTAACTACTTAATTATTGACTACAAGACTAGCGCGGATGAGAAGACTAAGCTAGAATTATTTAATAATGACCAATTAAAAGCATATACTTATGCGGTATCAGAGCATTTTAAGATCCCCGTTACCAAGGTCATCGCAGCACACTATTACCCTCTAACCAATAATTTTGTTCATGTCCAATACTTGCCCGGACAGATACAAAAGTACCTGAATGAGGTGCGTAGGGATATCTGGGACATCCGAAAGAAGAAAAAGGAAGACTTCACCCCCAGAAAGAACGAGTTCTGCAACTGGTGCGGGTACAAGGACAAATGCACCGAGTTCTACAGTCCTCAGGATGTTAAGTGCAGAATAGACGAGGCTAAGAAAAAGACTAAGACTTAATCAAGGGGTCGTATAAGTCGATCTCAATAGCATCAAAAAAATTATCTACCTGATCAGGAGAATATTTACATCTCTTGGTCAGGTAGGTATATAAAGTAGTCTTCTTTATTGGTTTTTGGTTATCCATACTTTCTAGTATTTTAAGTTGGAATAACTTTATAAAGGAAGAGCTAAACCTATGCCGCCACTTTTCTTCAAATTTAGAGGATAAAGTAAAATTAATTAAATCTAAAAAATCTACTATGCTTTCGTCTATGTTATCATTCATCTTAGGTTTATAATATATAAAAATGTTTAATTTTTTTGAAAAACTTATTTCTTTCTTAAAGAAAATAAATCATGATGACCAAAAATACTTTGGCCCTATTCCTGTTAGCTATGGATTCATTTCCCCCGGAGATATTTTATCTTTTGATTATGTTTACATAGATAAACGAGGATCGGCAAAAGGAGCCTCTGTAGTTGTTTTAGTTGTCTCGGTAGATCGGGGTCCGGGCATATTTTTAAGTTCTAGAAATAATAAACTTCTTGCCTGTTTTATTATTGATGATATTTCTCCTACAATATTGAATTATGTTATAAGTGCCATAAATAACAATAAGGGGCTACTTTCTTATAAAACAATAAAAGCATCGTTGGGATCTTTATTTG